TTCATATTCATAAGTTTTTGTTTGGTTTGTAACATTTGATTATGTTCTTCTAATCGTTTAGTTCTTTCTTCTTCTAATTTTTTTATTTGTTCTAATAATTTTGGTTTATTTTCGGGTCTACCTGGCTCATATTGTTCAACTGCTACATTCATATCATACATATAAAATTGTTTTAATATTGGGTCTTTAATAAAATCATCAACTGTTCGTGAAGAAGGAATAATTTTCGTTTGTTCCGGTTTTTCTAACAATTTTTCTTTATTTAAAGAATTATGTTTATGAGAAAAAACAAGTATGGTTTTTAATGGATTTAATTGAACAAGAGGTATAGAAAACCCTTTTGTAAATTTACTTTCTTCTGCAACCGCATTATCTTCATTATAACTTGTTTGATTTAAAAGTTCTTTTCTAAATGCAAATGTGGCGGCAGTTGCATGATATGGCCCATAAGGTCCGCATTGAAACATAGCATTTTTAGAACTATAATAAATATTCATTTCAGATGAACCCGCAAATAAGTATTTGGAATTTTGTTGTAAAGTTTCAACAGCATGAGAAATACGTTCTGGTGGATAATAATCATCATCATCCATATAAATAATAATATCACCAGTGCATTTTGTATGCATTAAATTTCTTTTTTTACCAAGAACCATTTTTTCTTCATAATAAAAGTATTTGACTTGTGGAATATGTTTCACGAGGTCTTCAATTGGGTCTGTACCATCATCAATAATAATCCATTCAATAAGTTCTTTTGGATATGTCTGATGTTCAAAACATTTAATCATAAATGGAATAAAAGGTCTTCTATTAAATGTCGGCGTACATAAACTAACAAATGGTAAAGTTTTGTTTTTTTTGGATTTATTTTTTTTATAATTACCCATATTATAAAATAAACAATATTCTTTAAATACTTATTTACACATATTTATACATATATTTGATACAGGGGTTATCACCCCCGTACGCCCCCATTTTTGTTACAGGGGTTATAACCTCCATTTTTGTTACAGGGGTTATAACCTCCATTTTTGTTACAGGGGTTATAACCTCCATTTTTGTTACAGGGGTTATCACCCCCGTACGCCCCCATTTTTGTTAGTTTAAGTCCATTTTATATTATATTTTTTATTGTTTCTTTTTCCTCCCATTTGTTGTATTGATTGTTGTATTGGTTGTTGTATTGATTGTTGTATTGGTTGTTGTATTGGTTGTTGAGGTTCTATGTTAGTTTCACCTCCTTTTAAATTGGTAAGAGGTCTAAAATGTCCATTTTTTATTATTTCATCCATTTTAGTATCATCCATTGGTATTTTTTTACATATTTCAACTAATTGTGGATTTTTAGGGTCGATATTCATTACAGATGCTTGTTTCATTTTTTGTTTTATTTTAGTTACAAATCCATTTAAATTTGCCTCAGGAATTTCATTGGTATATAATCCCATAAAATAAGCAAATATAATGGCTATTATAATTCCAATTAATGCATAATTGCCTAAATAGGTATATCCATTGGATATTAAACTTAAAGTGGCAAGAACAAAAAACATAAATCTTTTATAGGTGAATGTATCCTTAATAAAATCATATAAAGAACATTTTTTATTGATTTGTTTTATTTCATATGTAGCATAAAGCGGAGAAATTAACCCATAAAATGTAAAGAATAGAGGAGAAAAAAAAGAAGATATCATTGCAATCCACCACCAAGCACAACAAAAGAACACCATTTTCATATTAAAAAAACCAATATCCTCATTAGATTGCCATTTTCCGCTTTTATCTTCTTTATCAGAAGCATATCTAAAAAATTGTGGAATATGGACAATATGATAAAAAATACTCATGCAAACATTAAAGAAATATAATAGAATCCAAATAAATATCCAAAATATGCCATAAACTAACATAATTACCGATTCGGGTAAATAACTTAAATAGAAATAAATAGAATTAATAGCTAAATAATTCTTAGCAATTAAATTTTCATAAACACTTGAGAAAAATAAGGCAGCATTCGCAGTCATAGAATTTGGGTCTTCTGCACTTTTTTTTATGGAACATAAAAAACTATTACTAAAACTATCTAAATATTCTTGTGCATTAAATATCGCTTTTTGAGATAATATTTCTTTATTTTCAGAAGTAAGGGATGGTCTCATAATATTAATATCAATTGGAATACTTTCCACCACTCGGTCAATAACAGTATAAGGGGCTAATTCAATATTATCTGGTAAAATATTAGCTTGTGCAATTTTAGTTGTATATAATCCAACAGTGCCTATTATAAAAACAGAAAGACCAATGCTAAATAAAATACTAGATAAATAATTTGTTATAAATCCTTTATAATCCATTTTTGAATCGGAATCTTCTTTTTTTTCATCAATAGCACTTGTTTCTTCAGTGGTTGTAGTGGTAGTCATTTGTTATAATAATAAGATATTAAATTTACTATATTACACTTTTTGACATTTCTTATAGAAAATATATTTATAATTATATATATGACACTTAATTATAAATATACAATATTATACACTTTTGTTAGTTTATTTTTATTTTGGATTGTTATTAAATATGGAACAATTATATGCATTCAATCTGCGTCAGTAATAGAAGGTTTAGAACAAATAATTCCATATCCGAAAGATGCTATAATTAATTATAATGATAAAAATTCGCCATTATATAGTCAAACCGTGAATTTACCCATTAATGACCCAGTTAGTTGTAAAAATTTTTGTGGTCCGAAAAATCAATGTTCAATAACAAGAGAACAATGTAGTTCTGATATTGATTGTCAAGGTTGTAATCCGGGTCCAACCCCTCAAAATGAATGTATTACAAAAGATGTATCTCCAAATGATGCTGCTGGAAAATTAGGATATCAAGGGTTAACCTATAGTCCTTTAACTACCGGTAATATGGATTTTTCGCAATTATATGAAGGATCAAAAGATGTTAGTCTAAGCGAAGCTACCGATGGTTTAAGCCCATTATATGAAGGGGTGGATTCATGGACAAAAACGTTTAATTTAGGCTTAGAATTATATAATAAAAAACGTGAATCCGCGGATAAATATAGTGAAGGAATAACACAACAAATAATTGATGAAGAGCCAAATATGTCATCCTCAAAATTGTCTTATTATGAACCAAAATATCCAATGACAACTTCTGCAACTGGATTATTTTATCAAACTACTCCTCCGGCTTCAAATTCCGCCATTCAATAAATAATAAAAAAAAAAATCTAAGTAGCATACATAAGTCCAACATTTCCACCAATAAAATTGACAACATTAATTCTTTCTTCAAATAAATGTAAATCGAAATTATAATCATAAATACGCCATGTTGGTTTATTAACGCCTATAATTGAACCAGTTTCGGGGTCACATATGGTTAAACTTTGTGCTAGAGGATCTAAAGGTGGAATAATGGTTGTAAATTCTAATTCAATTTGATTAAATCTGCTCATATTAATTGCGCCAGATGGTTGTAAATCCGCATTATTTGAATGAATACTAAAATTATAGCAATATAAACCAGATGGAGCATTTCCACTTGTTCGAATATATTTTTCTATTAAATCAAAAACGCCAGAGGGTTGTATATTTTCTCTATAAGAGCCATCTAATAAAATTCCCATTGCAACTAATATATTTTTCTCATTTTGTGGATTATAAGGTTGATTAATTAATATGCCCGTTAATGTTCCATCGGGATTAACACCTGGTCCAATTTCAACGGGTCTTAAAGTTCCATTAATTGTTTTATAAATAGTATAATTTCCATTTGTAGGAGCTTGAATCACGTTTAAAGGTAAATAATTATATGGCCAATTCGAATAATTAGACCATTCATTTCTTAAATTCGCATCACTTCGTTGAAAATAAAAAAGCCAATTTGAAACCATACCTAAAGAATCCAGTTGAACTTTATTAGGTCCGGTAACATTTTGAATAATGATTTCATGAACTTGTTTAATCAAATACTTTTGTTCTTGTAATGCAAATAATCGTTCTTCTTCATTGGATAAAAAACAATAAGTACAATTAAGATGAATATCCGCATTCCATAATGTTCGTTGATCCGTGTAAGAATTAATATCGATACATATGTCAGGAGGTGGTTGTAAAAAACGATAAAATTGCATATACCATAAATTAAAATTAGGTGCAACATAAGGATAATTATTTGTGGCATCAAATACATCTCTTATGACAAATAATTGATTAATAGGTCTTAATGTAATATTAATATGTAATTCATTATATTGAAGTGAAGTAAGGGGAAATGCCATTTGAGATTTAAGTCCAAACCAATTATTTAATGGTATATATAATATTTTACCTCGAATAGATGGTTCTGGACCAGCAAGATCTCCAGTAAAATAAGCATTTGGGTAAGAATTAATACGAGAATTAGCATTTGCGGGATCTATTAAGTCGGGTATATTTCCGATCATTTGATTAAATAAATTTTTCTTTTCACCACTAAAATCGCGTTGAACAGAAGCTAATAAATAATCGCCGGAATATTCTTGTAATGTATAATTACCGCAAGTAATAGTAATTTTGGATATCATTTTGGCACCAATATTTTCGATCCATTTAAATTCGTAAGGAGCCCATTGTTCGATATTTCCAAGACCTTGGGAAGTTGTTTGTTGCGTAACTTGTTGAGGAGGTAAAATAGGTGACCAAATATTTGGAAGTGCAACGGATAAATAGCAATCCATTAAAAGGTCAGCATATCTAGGAATACGAAATGTAAAACTGGACTCTTCCGTTAAACGTAATGTCTTTGAGCCTTCATAATTTACAACAAATTTTTGTAATCCAAAATTAGTATATTGATGATAAGTTGCTTTAAAAAAAGATTTTGTAGGGTTTCCATTAAGAACTATGTTTTGTTGTCCAGCACTAACAAGATTCATAAGACCGCCAGGCATTTTTATTATATTATAATTATATATTTAATTACTTATTCATCATAATATAATTTAATTATTTCTAAAATAAATGATCATACGTTTTCTTAGTACTCGTATGCCCCATACGCCCCATTTATATTACTTCGCTTATATAAAATCTTCATTTAAGTCATCATTACATATATAATTAAAATACTTAACACCAATATATTCAAACGGTTTTAATCTTTCATAGAATTCAGAACCTATTTGTGGAAATGGAATTCTATTTATAATAGTTTCATCATGTGATAAACAAAATTCCATTTCGTTATATTTTTCTGGTGAAAAGTCTAATCTATCCAGTTTTTCAGATATATCTAAACATTCTAATATAATTTTATATTTATCATCATATAAACTATTTATGTCATTTTTCGGATCTAAATAATCAATCCATTTTCGAGCATTTTTAATAGTATTTGTGTCAAATTCTAAAAATCCTCCATAAGTTATAGGACATAATAATGTTTTCATTGACATAATCATTGTTGTTATTTCACTTGAACCAAATAATACTGTTTTACAATCTCTGTCGAGCATATTTAAATTATCAATAATTTTCACAACATACATATGACGTGTTTCTTCTGCTAATCTTGCAATTCGTACTGCGGATTGACCTCCTTTTTTTTGTCTTTTTTGTAATAAAGCATCAAATTGTTTTTTAATATTGAATTTTCCGTTTTTAAATTCATAAATAATGCAACTATTTCCATCTGCAAATACTATATTTCCTTTATGTTCATCTATATATTTTTCAGCAATATTAGTAATAAATTTATTACCGCAATTATAATAAAATACATCTAATTGTATTTTTGGAACAATAATATGTACGATTTCCTCTTCAAATTCATCAATGCCACAATAAACAATAAGACCCATAGTCATATCTTGATATAACAATAATTCATTTAATTTTGTTAAAATACGACATACATTATGTCTATTTTTTCTATCTTTAATATTTCTGGATGTTGTTAGTTCTGATCGAATAAATGTGCTAAAAACAATACTTAGGAGGAATAAGTAAAGTAATTAATGATGAGTTAGAACTTGCCTTAATTGAGGAAATGTCTGGAAGCGAATTTTTAGAAATATTTTCCATAATATAATTATTAATTATTATTTTTAAGTAATAATAAATAATAATTCAATTTTTTATCAGGGAACCAATGGGTTTTGCTTCGCTAACCCCGAACCCCTCCTTTTAATCAATCAAAATTTTTTACGGTGAAAAAATATATATTATAAGATTTTAACTTAAAGACAACTCAACATGTTTTATTTGGTTACTATTTAAACAAACCCAATTACTAATCGCGACATATCACTCGGTAACTTGTATAGAAAATTGCTCTTATTTTCTTCCGGACAATGATTGGATGCTAACCAAACCAAATATTTACGCTTTTCCCAAATTGGCATCTTCTTTTTCTCTAATTTTGTAATTTTTTATTTTTCCATCTTTATCATATTCAATCACATATAAATAAGGTTTTAAACTTTGTAACCATTGTGCTACATGTAAATGATTATATATACAAGCATAACTAAACGCATATTCATTTTTAGCAGAAATATCAATATCTGGTTTTACTTGGAGCAACCATTGACAAACATCCAATCGCCCATTCTCACAAGCCCAACGAAATGCGATTTCATCTTCAGCAGAAATATTTATGTCTGGTTTTACTTGGAGTAACCATTGACAAACTTCTAAATGACCATTAGCACAAGCATAACTGAACACTTCTTCATCACGAACAGAAATATTTATGTCTGGTTTTATTTGGAGTAACCATTGACAAACATCTAAATGCCCATTAGCACAAGCCCAATGAAATGCATCTTCGTCACTAATGGAAATATTAATATCTGGTTTTACTTGGAGCAACCATTGACAAACATCCAATCGCCCATTCTCACAAGCCCAACGAAATGCAGTTTCATTGTAAGCAGAAATGTTTATGTTTGGATGTAATTGAAGAAATCGTTTTAACCCAATTAAATCACCTTTATCACACAGTTCAATAAAGTCTCTTTCCATTTTGTTAGTTTATATTATACTAACAATCATTTTTTATTTCATTTTTTTACGGGGTTTTATACTTCAAATTTATAAAAGTCGGATTGAACTGTTCGAGGAGCATAAGCCAAGTCCGGGTTTTGAGGGGGTGGTAGAGGTACCGTTATAGGAATATAACGTAATGGTTCAGGTTTTAATACAAATGCATAACCATTTTTAGCGAATAATAATTCGTTTTCTTCAATATTTGAATCTAATTTTTGATATCTCATGGCTAACATTTGGCATCCCATTTCACGCATAACAATAGAACTTGGATTATCCGGATTCGTCCCTTTATCAGGCATTCCAATAGTCATATTTTGTTTATTATAATTGATGAGTTCATTCATATCCGGAGTATATTTGATATCGTAATAATGTAAGGCTCTCATAAACACGGAATTACTGGTCATATTAATAAATTTATAAAATTCGGGACATTCTAAAAAGGATATATTACTTCTATCGACAATAATTGCAACTTTTCCCATAAGTTTTCTTAATTCCACATCTCCAAAATTTTTTCCATAATATTCAGAGTCATAATCTTTACTTAATAAAATAGATTCATATTTTTCTAAAAGTTTGGCGAAATTTTGATACATTGTTTGATTGGTGCTTTTAATACGAAGATGAATAATAATAGGATCTTGTGAATTAGGTGCAGTTGATGTTGAAAAAGCATAATCACGAATAATATTCATAGCGTCTGCAAATTTAATATAATTAAATGTTTCTTTAACATAATAACTATCACTAGTAGAAGTGGCGATGACCGGTTGATCGTCAATAGAAAAAATTTCAAAGTCAAGACCTCTAACTCCTTGTTTTAATAAATCTTTCATAATGCATAAATCGACATAATCATTTTTATAATTTCCTCCACTACAACAATTATAAGCAGTCTTAATATAATAATCTTTAAATGTATAATTAAATTGTTCTGAACTATCAATAGAACGAATTCTTCCATTTAAATCTCCATAAATAGTATTCATAGCAGAACAATTATTGCTTTTTAGTCGACTACAATAAAAATAGTATATAAAAGCGCTTAATATAATAGTTAACATAATAATAGAAATAATAGTTACAGCGGTATCTTCTTTTAATTGGGAAACCGATTTAATAAGATTATTGGCGATATTTTGGACATTTCCCGTAGTATTCATATTATATACTTGTTTTAAAAAATAAAAAATAAAATAAAAAAAAATAAAATATTAAATAAAAAATAAAGGTGTAAGAAGAAAGTAATATTTTATATAATTATAATATGAAGAATATATGTGAAAAAAATATGACATTTAATGATTGTGAATTAGCCATATTAAGAACGGCTGTTGATAAAGCTGAAGAAAGACAAGGAAAAGAAATAGCAAATTCACCAGAAATAAAAAAAATAATAGGAATAGTAGAAAGTTTTTTACGTAAAAAACAATTAATTTGTTATGGTGGTGTAGCAATAAATTCTATATTACCTAAACAAGACCAATTTTATAATTATGATGTTGAAATTCCCGATTATGATTTTTTTAGTCCAAATGCGTTAAATGATGCGAAAGAATTAGCAGATATTTATTCAAGTAGTGGTTTTCAAGAAGTAGAGGCGAAATCGGGACAACATCATGGTACATATAAGGTTTTTGTGAATTTTATTCCAGTGGCGGATTTGACCTATATTCCTAAGGATTTATTTAATTCAATAAAACGTGAAAGTATAAAAATAGCTGGAATTTTATATTCTCCCGCGAATTTGTTACGTATGAATATGTATTTAGAGTTATCTCGTCCAGCCGGTGATTTAAGTCGTTGGGAAAAGGTATTGAAACGTTTAACTTTATTAAATAAGCATTATCCGTTAACTTCAAAAAATTGTTCTTCAGTTAAATTTCAGCGTAATATGAGTGATTCGGCATATGCGGATAGTATTTATGAAAATATACAACATACACTAATAAGTAGAGGAGTTGTTTTTTTTGGTGGTTATGCGTTATCAATGTATTCTCAATATATGCCAAAAAATCTAAAACATAAATTGGAAAAAATACCCGATTTTGATGTATTATCAGAAGAACCAATGTTAACGGCCGAAATAGTAAAGGAAAGATTGGCAGATATAGGTGTTAAAAATGTAAAAATAATAAAAAGACCAGGTGTAGGAGAAGTTATTGCTCCAAATTACGAAATAAAAGTGGGGAAAGATACTGTTGCATTTATATATGAACCACTTGCGTGTCATAGTTATAATATTATAAAAGAGGGAAGTTATAAGATAAAAATAGCAACCATTGATACAATGCTTAGTTTTTGGTTAGCATTTTTATATGCAAATCGACCATATTATGATAAAGACCGTATATTATGTATGTCAAAATATTTATTTGATGTTCAAGAAAGAAATAGATTGGCGCAAAAGGGATTATTAAGGCGTTTTAGCATAAATTGTATGGGACATCAAGAGACTGTAGAGGAAATAAGGGCAGAAAAATCAAGAAAATATGATGAATTAAAAGATAAAAAAAATAATGTGGAGTATGAAGAATGGTTTTTAAGATATAGGCCTTCAGATACTAATGTTAAAAAATCAAAAGCGAAGACAATTAAAAAGAAAAAGAAGAAGAAGAAAACAAAAAAAAGAGGAATATTTTTTGGATAGAAACAGGGAACCAATGAATTTTGCTTCGCTACACTTCGTAATCCCTCCTTCGCTTGACAAAATGCGTTTCTATAAATAATTTAGCAATATTCTATCATTTTATGGAGTTATATAATGACGATTGTTTTACGGTGTTAGAAAATATAGATAAAAAAGTGGATTTAGTTATTTTAGATTTACCATATGGTCAAACCGATTTAAAATGGGATACAAAAATCTCATTAGATAAATTATGGAATCTATTAAAAAAGATATCGAAATCAACCACTTGTTTTGTTTTTTTTACGACAACAAAGTTTGGTTATGAGTTAATAAAGAGTAATGAGAAATGGTTTCGTTATGATATGGTTTGGTCAAAAAATAGCAGTGCTGGATTTTTAAATTGTAAAAAAATGCCGATGAGAACGCATGAAATGATATATTTTTTTTATGATAAGTTGCCTACATATAATGTAGATGAATATCATAAACGAATAAAACCAATAAAGATGAGTGATAAGTATTCAAATGTGTATAATAAAACGGCGATAGTATCAACAAGTGGAGTAGCATATGAGCCTCTATTACCCCGTTCCATATTGGATTTTCCAATTAATAAAAATATGAGAGAGAGGAAACATCCAACGGAAAAGCCAGTAGAATTACTAAAATGGATAATAAAATATTATAGTAATGAGAAGGATATCGTTTTAGATCCAACAATGGGCAGTGGTTCAACAGGTGTTGCATGTAAAGAATTAAATCGAGATTTTATTGGTATTGAAATTGATAAAAAATATTATGAAATTGCTCGTGATAGATTGGCTTAAAATTCCTTAGGAGGAATGAGAAAATTCCTTAGGAGGAATGAGAAAAATCCTTAGGAGGAATGAGAAAATTCCTTAGGAGGGGTTCGGGGACCAAAGGCTCGCAGAGACTGCTTTGACGTAGTTCCCTGACAAAATTCTTTAAGTGCGTTTAAATTTCTAAAATAAAATATTATATTTTTTTTTCGTAGTATAATATATAAATAACTAACATGAAAAAATATGAATTGCTTTTAGTATCTAAGACAATTCAAAAATTAAGAGATATTAAT